GTCTTCGCGCTAAAATCACTGAGGTTAGCATATCGGCATACCCGAGCGTTCCAGACCTTTGGCTTCCCAGGAGTACGTGCACGGAAACTGGGAGGTTTGAAATGAATAAACCTACCCCGTATAGAGAGGGAAATTATTTAGGGTAGGTAAATGGTGAGAAGATAATTCCCACTACCATAATTTGACTAAAGTGTCAAATTTTGTCGGTTGGCCTTCTAATTTTTTTTCTTGGTGACAACCAAACTTAATAAAAATATTGTGTTTATTGACATCTTCACGGCCCATTTCTTGTATTTTATCTAGTGCCATTTCATAACCTGTAACCATGCAATCATACCCATCGTTAAATTTTTCTGAAACTTTGTACGGAGGTAGGCAAGTGCCACCAACTTGTGAACAAATTAACATGATTAAGATAAATTTCATTGACAATCCTATAAAATATATTATATATAAAACTTATTTATGAAAGGAAACACACATGACAGACATGACTAAATATAAAAATGTTTCGCTATCAAAGGAAACATACAAGGTTTTAGAGGCGTTGTCGAAGGTTATATTGCCCGACGGCAAATTGTCGATATCTAAAACAATTGAAGTAATAACAAATGAGAAAGCGAGAAAACTAAATGGCAAAGTCAAAATTAAAAATAAAACAAGTTAAGAAATATATTTGTGACACTTGCCATGGCAACGGTTACATTAGAGTTGCAACACATGACAAACCACAATTAGATTTTAGGGACGACAGTCAAGTGCATCAATGTTGGGACTGCGACTCTGAAGGTGAGTTTTGGATAAGTGAACAAGAACACACGGTACAGTAATGATATCTGAAACTGATATAAGTTACATCGCAGGTTTGTTTGATGGTGAGGGATGCATCACCTACAAACAATACATGCGTAAACGTACACACCAGAAAAAAGCATACCCGACATGGTCAATACGAATGGAGATGGCGATGACAGATGAATCTGTTTTACGTTGGGTACATGAAGTATTACAAGTTGGTACAGTTGGTGAGAAAAGATATAAAACTAGATACGCTGTTGGTTGGAAAAAACAATGGCGATGGAGATGTCAATTTAGAGATGCATATTATGTTGCTAGATTGTTTTGGCCTTACACACATGTGAAGATGGCGGGTCTTCAAAAAATTATTGATCACTATGGTGATAGTAAAATAATGAATGGTAATGTTGTAAGTTTAGATGCTTATAAATTATGGATGAGTGTTGAATGAGTGATTCAATAAACATACAAATATTTAATTGGGGTCCGTGTGTTGTTAGAATGAAGATATCGGATAAATTTAAAAATTTATTATTAAATGAAGGTAAAAAAAATACTATAGATTATACTGATAAATTAGCAGGTATACTGGACAAAGAGACAGGATACAGTGAAGAATCTAAAGCTAAAATCATACCATCTTTTTCTGAGTGTCTTGGTGTATACGATCAAGCATTTCAAAAATATGTTAATAAAGAATATGAAAAAAGACCTGAGTATGTATTATCTGCTTTGTGGATAAACTATCAACAAGCTAATGATTATAATCCACCACACGATCACGATGGTAAATTATCTTTTGTAACTTATCTGCAAATACCTGATGAGTTAAAAAAAGAGAATAAAGAATATATTGGAAAATCTTGTGGACCGGGTGGTATACAGTTTATCTATGGCAATGGTCCTAGAGATTGTATAACCTATATGTCTTTTTTTCCTGAAGAGAATGATATGTTTATTTTTCCGGCGTGGTTAAAACATTATGTTGCACCATACAAATCAGAGTGTACTAGAATATCTGTTAGTGGTAATGTTCACGACTCAGCACCGTTAAATAATATTGTCAACTTTGCACCGGAGTATTTAAAAAGTAAAAAATGACAGTGGGTTATGGAATAGGAATGTTGGCAATTGGTCTTTTGGCCATAGCTATTGGTGGTTTTATAATTTACTATGTAATAAATGAGGTAATGAAAGATGATGAAAATAATAATAATTAGTTTTATATTGTTAACTGGATGTAGTGCTAAGTTTGATGGCTTTGACCCTAGCACCACGGCTTTACGATGGATAATACAACATGAAGAAAAGTAATAAATACAGCTATATACAAGGTACACAGCTCTCGGACCATGGATCACGGATCTATGATGTAGCAGGGTATAGACTTCCCAGTGTAACTACTGTATTAGGCAAAACCAAAGATCAAACATTTTTAAAAGATTGGATAGCAAAAAAAGGTGAAGCCGAAGCAGAACGTATCAAGAATTTATCTAGTAAGCGAGGGACTAGTATGCACAAATTCCTCGAACATCATATACTCGGCACTGGCTATGATGATCTTACAGGGCTCGGACAGGAGGCGAAAACCATGGCCGAAAAAATTATTGACGTGGGTCTTACAGCTGTGGAAGAATACTATGGTTCGGAGGTTACGTTATATTATCCGGGTTTATACGCAGGTTCAACAGACCTTGTATGCTTACACAATGGCATGGAAACTGTTGTTGACTTTAAACAGGCCAATCGTCCAAAAAAGAAAGAATGGATTGAGGATTATTATCTGCAAATCGCAGCATACGCCATGGCGCATGACTATGTCCACGACTCCAAGATACAGCAAGGAGTTATCATGGTATGCACGCCTGACCTATATTATCAAGAATTTGTCGTAAGTGGAGCAGAATTAAGACAATATAAACACAAATTTCTTAAACGATTGGACATGTATCATGACCTAAAGTTTGATGAAAAAGAAAGGTATGATTCTGAAAAAGAAGATGAAGAGTACCTAAAAGAGCTAAAGGAGAAACTATGAACGAAAGACTTAAAAAAGTAATGACTGCTAGATATAATTCTATAATAGAAGATAGCAAGTATAAGATTAAATGTTACAGTGACCAGGAGATAATCATACCTGAGCACCCTGATATAACGCTTGAAGTAGATAAACTATTAGAGGCTATGGCTAATGCTGAGGAGAAGTTGGCAACAATAGAGCTACATTATGGCAAAAATGGGACAGAAAAAACTGTTCTCTAAGTATCGGGAATGTATCGGGAATGTATCGGGCCCGATACATAGCAGATCAAAAATCGGGGTAACATTAGAACAATTCTAATTTTTGGACGATTTTTTGCAATTTTCCCGATACATAGATCTCGTTTTCCGATACATAGAATGGCCTTCCGATACATGTCCCGATACATAAAAGCCAGTGTATATGCGGTCCCGATACACCCGATACATGTTTTTTATTTTTCAAAAATATTTTGACTCGGGAAGTTAAAATAGACTTCTATGTATCGGGAACCTGTAATATAAGTAATCATGCCTAAGAAAAAATCGAGAAGAATAAATAGCTACACTAAACCCAAGACAGTTAGACAAGAGGTGCCTTTTCCATACCAACGTGTGCGTATTGATTGGATTGATATTATCACAGAAGGCGGCTGGGGTAGTGAGAAAGAGTTTAAAGATATGAAACTAGCCACACCTGTGAGTGAAGGTTGGTTATTTAGTAAGGATGAAGAGACAGTAAGAATTTTTTCTGGCTATGATGTTGAACCTGATGGTTCTATTCATTTTTCGGAGAGATCGGTTTTTCCAACTTCTTGTGTGAAGAGGATAACGAAGATTCATTAATATCTAATGACTCACCCTCAACAGTCTTCGCGTTTAGCAGCGGTTCGTAGTCGGATAGAATTTGTTTCATTTTGTTTTCTAGCTCTGCTTCTGATAGGTCCTCTAATTTTCCTGTTTTTATTATTTTACGGTCTATATATAATCCTGCTGCTTTGCCTCGGTTTGCTTCAGCATTTACAGCAGATGAAAAACTTCCCTTTTTCAAAGCAGCTTCGCGCAATCGAGCGAGTTCTGCAACGTGGCCCTCGTAAGTAACTTCATGTTTTTTTAATCTCTCTTCTTTCAATTGACCAATATATTTTACTACAAGTGGTGATTGTCTAGGATTGCAAAGTTCTGACCCTTCTTGCCTGGCACGTTTCGCACTGTACCCAGCAGCTACAGCTGCCTCTGTTTGTGTCATAGGTCCATCGGGTCCACCGAATACTAAAAACTCGGCAAACCTTTGTTGCATTTCTGTTAATCTTTTTGGAACTCCCATATTGACTTTTTAAGGTAACTATCCTATATTGTCAATCATGAAAGTACACAAAGATCAGAGAGGAGAGTTAGATTTGGAAGTAAAAATAGAAAGACTAGAACTTAGAATAAGAGATTTAGAAGGTATAAACGCTGCTCATCTTAAATTAAATCAAGAGTTGAGAAAAGAAATATATTATTGGAAAGAAAAATCATCGGAATCTGAAAGTCATAAAAATTTGTTGCAAGGTTATAAAACTGTGATAAATGATTTAACACGTCAACTACGTAAAGCAGGTAAGTAATGTTTGTAAAGCACCTGCAAGAATATCTAGACAAGTTTACAGAAGGACCAAACGGTAGACGAGGTAACGCTGTAAGTCATGCCAGA